AGGCACCCGGCACCATGCAATGGCACATAGCGCCACTCTCCAGCCCCTCTCCGGAGGGGCTGTTTATATTGATTTTGTCAGATGTGAGTAAACTCCTTATGGACTTTGTTGTTTTAGTCCATAAGGACATATTTGCAGAATGCAACGGTTATTAAAGCATTCATTCAATACGTTATCTGTATTTGTAGGGCATTCCTGGCTGTTTTTGATTAAATTCCAGAATGTTTTATTGAATGGTACTACGTTGTAAATGGTTACAGGTAGCACTTTGTTATTGAGCATGATGCCTGTGTGAGTCAGTGTAAATATACTTTCAGGAGGTAAGAAAGCATCCGATTGATACCAGATTATTAATTTTATTTTACTCCATATGACTGAAAAAGATATTCCGCATGATGGCTGGATAACTGTATCAATCACAATCCACTTCATTTAGTTTCCTTGTTTATGCCTTGCTGGTGATGTTCTGAAAAGTATAAATGATATTTTTGAATGTAAACCATAGAGCAGAATTATTTTTCTGATGTTGTTTATTGTTTATTTAAATGCAGGGTGGTTTATATCTCGTCTTGTAGTTTATCCATGCATATCTGCTTGATAATCAGGTTTTTATTTAAGGTATGGTTTTGTGCTTTTTCTGTATTACATGTCAGGTATTTTAAAGAATTATTTTTTAGATGGTGGAAAGAACCATGGCATTTAAACACTATGATGTTGTCAGGGCGGCGCCGCCGTCAGATCTTGCGGAAAAGCTGACACATAAACTGAAAGAGGGCTGGCAGCCGTTTGGTAGTCCGGTGGCCATAACCCCTTATACCCTGATGCAGGCGATTGCAGCAGAAGGTGATGTGGTGGTCAGTGGTGCAACTGAGCCGGAGTGATACTACGTCATCGTACTGGCCCGGCATTCCAGGCCATAAAAGACAGTCTGGCAGTGGGACTAAATGCACTGACGCTGACGGATATTACCAAAAATGCAACGTATGGCGTTGAGATAGAAAGTCTGGTGCTGGAGATAAATGCACCGGCATCATCATAAAAAGTGAGCCAGTCAAATGGAAGGTATCGTTAAACTCACCGGTAGTGTCAGTGGATCGTCTGAGACGCTTGCATGAGTTATCAGAGCCATCAGTAGTTAACTGGTGGCTTTTTTATTGTTGTCAGCTTCCGGATAACGGGAGACGGGGTATGGACCAGATGGAAAAAATCACAACAGGTGTGTCATACACCACGTCAGCGGTGGGAACGGGCTACTGGTTCCTGCAGTTGCTGGACAGGGTTTCCCCGTCTCAGTGGGCGGCAATAGGCGTGCTGGGGAGTCTGCTGTTTGGGCTGCTGACATATCTGACTAACCTGTATTTCAAAATAAGAGAAGACAAGCGTAAGGCTGCGCGGGGAGAGTAATTCAATGACACAAAACTATGAACTGATTGTGAAAGGGATCCGCAATTTTGAGAATAAAGTTGCGGTAACTTTAGCGTTACGGGACAAAAAACGCTTTGACGGTGAAATTTTTGACCTGGACATCTCGCTGGACCGTGTTGAAGGTGCCGCGCTGGAGTTTTATGAGGCAGCGGCCAGAATGAGAATCAGACAGGTATTCCTGGATGTTGCTGCCGGGTTATGTGAAGGGGATGAGCAGTCGCCGGAAAAGCGCCCCATAATTTTAGAGGCGCAGAATGTGTGGATAACCTACAAAGGAAAGCTACCGGGAAGAATTACTGGTTCTCTGAAGACGCCACCGACGGCATTGCGGTCAGAAAAAGATGATATTGAATCGCCCATTGAAAAACTGGAGAAAAAATTGTCGGTGCTGATTCCTTCTGAAGATGAAAAAAAACGCCGCGATGAGCAGTTTGCGGCGTTTTACGATTATTGCATTGAAGTTACTCGCAGGAATTTTGTGAAGATTTTTGAGGAGGGTAAATCTCTTCAGTAAGCTTAATGGCGGACGCTGCAATTAATTCAGGAAGGTCCGCAAGGTCATCTGTCAGTGGATATGATGAAAAATCGGCGGCAGTTCTGTTAAGAAGCGCTTTAACTAATTCCTTTTCCTTCTCCGGCAACAAGTTGATTAGAGCTACGACTGCTTGCCTGAGTGCGATTAAATCAGCAAAAGTTTGTTTTGGTAGATTTGTGTAATCCGTAGTCACCTCTGTGTTTATCAGATTGACATCCTCCTCCCGCCAGTGCCCATCACTGGCGAGGTAAGATTTAACATATCCGGGGATTTGAAGCCGATAAATCCTGATAAATATCCATGAACGTAAAAATCAGATATGGCCTGTCGGCTGCCGTTCTGGCACTGATTGCTATCGGTGCGCCTGCGCCTGATATTCTCGACCAGTTTCTGGATGAAAAAGAAGGTAACCACACTACGGCATACCGTGATGGTTCTGGCATATGGACCATCTGTCGTGGTGCCACAATGGTGGATGGTAAGCCTGTCGTACCAGGAATGAAACTGTCGAAGGAAAAATGCGCTCAGGTTAATGCCATTGAACGTGATAAGGCGCTGGCATGGGTGGAGCGCAATATTAAAGTACCACTGACCGAACCCCAGAAAGCGGGTATCGCGTCATTTTGTCCCTATAACATTGGCCCCGGTAAGTGTTTCCCGTCGACGTTTTATAAGCGGCTTAATGCAGGTGATCGAAAAGGTGCCTGCGAGGCGATTCGCTGGTGGATTAAGGATGGTGGCAGAGACTGCCGTATTCGTTCAAATAACTGTTACGGTCAGGTTATTCGTCGGGATCAGGAAGCGGCGCTGACATGCTGGGGTATCGACAGATAAGCAGAATATTTCGCTGAAAAATGAGGTTGGTCAACGCGGGCGGATAACACGAAATCCTGCTAACCGGCAAAACGTAAGTGAATAAAAGTAAAAACCCCGATTGCACCAACAGTCGGGGTTTTGTGTTTTCTGACCTTGAGTAAGGCAAGGGAGAAATTATGGGTAGGGAGGTGTTTTCCCTGTGAGAAAGTATAAAAAATTTTTTCTGAGGTTGTCCATTATGAAAGGCATTGAAGTGGAGACTCCAGCCAGTCTGGATTTAACAAGAGCAGCGGCCTTTGCTATTCGTATGTGTCCATTGCTGTTCTGGTCTGGGCAATCCGCTGGTGGTGATATGAATCGTGTTCTTCATGGCGTGATTATTGCGTTGCTGGTGGCCTGCGGTGCGTTGTGGCAGGCCACCAGCCATTACCGTAGTAACGCCATTACCTACAAAGAGCAGCGCGATAAGGCCACATCCATCATCTCTGATATGCAGAAGCGTCAACGTGATGTAGCAGAACTCGACGCCAGATACACAAAGGAGCTTGCTGATGCTAACGCGACTATCGAAAGTCTCCGTGCTGATGTTTCTGCTGGTCGTAAGCACCTGCAAGTCGCCGCCACCTGTGCAAAGTCAACGACCGGAGCCAGCAGCATGGGCTATGGAGAAAGCCCAGGACTTACAGCAGATGCTGAACTCAATTATTACCGTCTCCGAAGTGGAATCGACAGGATAACCGCGCAGGTTAACTACCTGCAGGAATACATCAGGACGCAATGCCTGAAATAATTTTTTTGCAAATCACAAAGTCAATTTAATGAGCCTCGCACTTGCGGGGCTTTTATATGTCCGCAGTAAACCGCGCATCGCAGCGCGTAACAATCCCGAGTCTTTCAGAAAGCTGAGCCTGAGAACTGCCGTATATGGTGGCGACCATCTCGGGGCGGCTTTTCTGTGCGAACAGGCTCATCTTTCTAAAAGGTAAGACGCTATGAATATCGTTCCACTGAATTACAAAGGCGAACCTATCCGCTTCAATACTGATGGCTGGATTAATGCCACTGATATTGCAAAACGTTTCGGGAAGCGTCTGGATCACTGGTTGTCCAACGCTGAAACTCTCGAATACGTTAGAGCTCTGGATGAGGTTTATTCAGGTGAACCATCGAAAATTCTACATACCCGTGATTCCGGGTATGTAAAAACAAGCAAGGCACGAAAGGACAGGGGCGGCGGAACATGGCTGCATCCAAAGTTATCAGTTGCCTTTGCAAGATGGTGCGATCCGAAATTCTCCGTATGGTGCGACCTGCACATTGATAGTCTGCTTCGCGGTGAACTGACTGAGCAGCAGAAATATGAGCAAGCATGTCGCATTCGCGATGACCGGAAATCAAAAGCCAGCAATGGGGCAAGAGAGATGGCTCGCTGGCGATGGGATAAGCCGGTTATTGAAGCAAATGTCGAGTACTGGCGCGAGCAACTGCAGTTGACTCTCGATATCGCGTGCTGATGGCAAACGCAAAACTGCGTTATCGGAAAAATCAAAGCATTACGAGAACTGAGCAACAGCTATCCATTACAAAGTCCATCTACGGGTGGGCTTGATAATGGCTTATACCCTACACGGGATAACTTAACTGATATCCCTTTTAACGGATAAAGGTATTCAGGCCTGACACATCATGCGCTGTATCGTCGCTGTATTCCCGCATTAACCATGACCGTAGCCCGACGGGGAACTCCTTCTGCGCGAGTGTGCGGGAATAATCAAAAACGATGCACACCGGGTTTTTACCGCGTTTATGGTTCGCGGGTTTGTCCCTCATGCTCGCCAGTCCTGTGCGGGGGTGGAAGAAACAGGACACTTACACTGATTCTTGTGGGTACGATGCTATTCCTTTCTGGATTATCCCGATGTCATTCATGCAGGGCGCTGTATCAGACGTTCGTCATGGCTGTCAGGCTGACGGGTCCTCCCGGTGGGGTGGCCTGCCACGGGGCGGGAGCGGCGCGGAAAAAGGCTAGTTTTTGAAATTTCATTCGTCATCATCACTACTGTAATTGATTGATATTACAGTGGTTTTATTTTTGCGGTGTCGATTTTGATTGTTTTTTGTTCATCACTAACACCGTTTGCCTAAAGTTGTTCGCAAGATGCATGTTTAAAACATTCTGGAGCGGGTATGGATCGAGAGTTAAAAAATCTGACGCTGAATATCAGTCAACTGGCGGCACTGTCAGGTGTACATCGCCAGACTGCTGCGGCAAGGCTGCAAAATCTACCCGTTGCAGGGGGGCATGAAAGCAACCTCAAGCTTTATCGGGTGGTTGATATTGTGTCGGCATTTCTGGCATTACCACCGCCGGTTGCAGAAGGCGAAATGGACGCGCATGAGCGCAAAGCCTGGTATCAGTCTGAACGTGAGCGTCTTAAGTTCGAACAGGAAACGGCACAACTCATTCCGGCCAGTGATGTCAGACGGGAGTTTGCCATCTGGGCAAAAGCGGTCGTGCAGGTGCTGGAGACATTACCGGATATTCTTGAACGTGACTGCGGTCTGCAGCCTGCCGCTGTGAGCCGTGTTCAGTCCATTATTGATGATCTGCGCGATCAGATAGCCCTGCGGGTGACTGAAGCAGGTGCGGATGATGAGGAGGAATTACAGCAGGAGGAGTAATGCTGAATCAGGAAACCGCAAAGGCAGCACGAACCGATTCAGGTTATATCCTTCGCGCACCGAGACGAATGCGGGTTGCTGATGCCGTTGCTCAGTATATGCGGGTGCCCATGGGGGCAGGGAACTCAGTCCCGTGGGATCCGCTGGTGGCACCGTATGTTATTGAGCCGATGAACTGCCTGGCCTCGCGTGAATACGACGCATTGATATTTGTTGGCCCGGCACGAACCGGCAAGACTATCGGCCTGATTGACGGCTGGGTGATTTACAACGTGATTTGCGATCCTGCTGATATGCTGATTATTCAGATGACGGAGGAAAAAGCCCGCGAACACTCCAAAAAACGACTCGCCAGAACGTTTCGCGTCAGCCCGGAAGTGGTCAGTCGCCTGAGTCCGAACAAAAATGACAACAACGTTTATGACAGAACATTCCTTGCTGGCAACTACCTGAAAATCGGCTGGCCGTCAGTCAATATCATGTCCTCATCAGATTATAAATGCGTCGCGCTGACGGATTATGACCGTTTTCCGGAAGATATTGATGGCGAGGGGGATGCTTTCTCTCTTGCCTCAAAACGTACCACAACATTTATGTCCAGTGGTATGACGCTGGTGGAGAGTTCCCCCGGCAGGGATGTGAAGGATGTGAAATGGCGACGGACTTCACCGCATGAGGCTCCACCAACCACGGGGATACTGTCGCTCTATAACCGTGGCGATCGCTGTCGCTGGTACTGGCCCTGTCCACACTGTGGTGAGTATTTTCAGCCCTGCGGCGATGTGGTTGCTGGTTTCCGTGATATTGCCGATCCCGTGCTGGCAAGTGAGGCGGCTTATATTCAGTGTCCTTCCTGTTCAGGACGGATTATTCCTGAACAAAAACGTGAGCTGAACGGACGTGGGGTCTGGTTGCGGGATGGTGAATCCATCAATGCGGATGGCAGTCGTTATGGTGATCCCCGACGCTCACGTATTGCGTCATTCTGGATGGAGGGTCCGGCAGCTGCTTACCAGACACTCTCGCAACTCGTTTACAAACTGCTTACTGCAGAACAGGAATACGAGACAACCGGAAGTGAAGAAACACTCAGGGCGGTTATCAACACCGACTGGGGATTACCTTATCTTCCCCGCGCCAGCATGGAGCAACGAAAAAGTGAACTGCTTGAGCAGCGGGCAGAGCCTGTTCCTCCCCGCTGCGTACCGGATGGTGTTAATTTCCTGGCGGCGACAGTGGATGTGCAGGCGGGACGTCATCGCCGTTTTGTGGTTCAGGTAACGGGTTATGGTTGCCGTGGCGAACGCTGGATTATTGATCGTTACAACATCACGCAGTCATTGCGTTGTGACAACAACGGAGAAAGCCTGCGAATTGATCCTGCTGGTTATCCTGAGGACTGGGATGTCCTGCTGACGGATGTTTTTCATAAAAGCTGGCCGTTGGCCTCTGATCCTTCTCAACAAATGCGACTGATGGCAATGGCGGTGGACTCCGGCGGTGAAGACGGGGTCACTGATAATGCCTATAAATTCTGGCGTCGTTGCCGTCGTGATGGCCTTGGTAAACGTATTTACCTGTTTAAGGGCGACAGCATCCGGCGCGCAAAACTGATCACCCGTACATTCCCTGATAACACCGGACGAACGGGCCGACGGGCGCAGGCCGCAGGTGATGTGCCGCTCTGGCTTCTTCAGACGGATGCCCTGAAAGACCGGGTGAATAACGCGTTATGGCGTGACTCGCCAGGTCCCGGCTATGTGCATTTCCCTGACTGGCTGGGGAGCTGGTTTTACGACGAACTGACGTATGAAGAGCGGAGCAGTGACGGGAAATGGAGTAAGCCGGGTCGAGGTGCCAACGAAGCTTTTGACCTGATGGTGTATGCCGAGGCTCTGGTCATTCTGCATGGTTACGAGAAAATTCAGTGGCCGGATGCGCCGGAATGGGCATGCAGGGAAACCTGGCTGGAGCGTGTCAGGGACGATGCCGGACTGTCAGCCTCGCCGGAGCCGGTATCCGTGTCCGTTAAAAAAAAGAAACGAAAAAAAGTGGTGCCTGATGAAGAAAACCCATGGGTGACTTCCGGAGGATGGTTGTGAACCAGAATGATATTGAAGCCATGATCCATCGTTATATCAATGCGGAAATGGCAGTGCTGGACGGAAAGTCCATTACTTTTAATGGTCAGCAGATGACCATGGAAAACTTATCCGAGATCCGACAGGGGCGGCAGGAGTGGGAACGTCGCCTTGCGACTCTGGCTGCGCGGCGACGGGGGACGCCGGGCTATAAACTGGCGAGGTTCTGATGGCAATTCTTGATGATGTGATTGGTGTTTTTTCACCTGGCTGGAAAGCTGCGAGATTGCGCTCAAGGGCATTAATTCGTGCCTATGAGGCAGTGAAGCCTACTCGTACACATAAAGCCCGGCGGGAAAATCGTTCTGCCGACCAGCTCAGTAAGTACGGTGCAGTTTCCCTGCGGGAGCAGGCTCGTTTTCTGGACATCAATCATGATCTGGTAATCGGTGTTTTCGACAAACTTGAGGAACGGGTGATTGGTGCAAAAGGGATCGTTGTCGAACCCCAGCCATTACTGAAGAACGGTGATATAGCCACAGAGCTGGCAATGATTATCCGTCGCTTGTGGGTGGAATGGTCTGTCAGTCCGGATGTGACCGGGCAGTATACGCGCCCCATGCTCGAGCGTCTGCTGCTGCGTACCTGGTTACGTGATGGTGAAGTGTTTGCCCAGCTGGTTCGTGGTGCCGGCGGAGGGCTGGTGCGGACTGCTGGCGTGCCTTTCTGGATCGAGGCAATGGAGCCGGATTTTGTGCCCATGCTCAGTGATGAATCTGTGGGGTTGAATCAGGGTGTTTTTCTGGATGACTGGGGCAGACCGAAAAAATACCTGGTTTATAAAAATCATCCGACTACCGGGCGGCTGAGTGATACCAAAGAGATCGTTGCCGAAAATATGGTGCATCTGAAATTTACCCGTCGTCTGCATCAGACGCGTGGTACATCCATGTTGTCAGGTGTGCTGATGCGGATCAGTGCGCTTAAGGAATATGAAGATGCTGAGCTGACAGCGGCGCGTGTTGCTGCGGCTCTGGGGCTGTATATCCGTAAAGGAGATGGGCAGGATTATGAAGACGCCACGATAAATAAAGATAATGACCGGGAACTGCATATCACCCCTGGCATTATTTATGACGATTTGCGCAAGGGGGAAGATATTGGCATGGTCAAATCTGATCGGCCCAATCCTAACCTTGAAACTTTTCGTAACGGGCAGCTGCGTGCGGTGGCCGCAGGCAGTCGTATGAGTTTTTCCAGTGCGGCGCGCAATTACAACGGTACCTACAGCGCTCAGCGACAGGAGCTGGTCGAGTCCACTGACGGCTATCTGATCCTGCAGGACTGCTTTATTGGTGCTGTAACCCGTCCCGTGTACCGGACGTGGCTGAACATGGTGGTAGCAGCAGGTCTGCTGAAAATTCCGTCGGATGTGGATATGAAAACGTTGTGTAACGCAACATATTCCGGTCCGGTCATGCCGTGGATTGATCCGGTTAAGGAGGCTGAGGCCTGGAAAATCCAGATTCGCGGTGGAGCGGCGACAGAATCAGACTGGGTGCGAGCAGGTGGGCGTAATCCGGATGATGTCAAACGTCGGCGCAAGGCTGAAATTGATGAAAACCGCAAGCTGGGTCTGATATTTGATACCGATCCGGCCAGTGATAAAGGAGGCAGCAGTGTCGCAACGAAACGACAGGAGCCGCAGCACACCGACGGCCAGTCCGAAGAATAATTCCTGGTTCAGGATGCAGGCAGGTCACCAGAGTGACGCGGATATTTATATTTATGACGAGATTGGTTTCTGGGGTGTTACGGCGAAGCAGTTTATCAGTGATTTGAATGCACTGGGCGATATCACCCACATTAATCTCCATATCAATTCACCGGGTGGCGATGTCTTTGAAGGCATCGCCATTTTTAATGCACTGAAAACACATGGTGCGTCCATTACCGTTTATGTTGACGGTGTGGCGGCATCAATGGCGTCGGTCATTGCGATGGTGGGAAACCCGGTCATTATGCCGGAAAACACCTTCATGATGATTCATAAACCATTTGGCTTTACGGGCGGTGATGCGGAGGACATGCGCACCTATGCCGACCTGCTCGATAAAGTTGAGGCGGTTCTGTTACCCGCTTATGCACAGAAAACCGGGAAAACCACCGATGAAGTTGCTGCCATGCTGGCGGATGAGACCTGGATGTCCGGTGCCGAATGTCTGGCACATGGATTTGCTGATCAGGTGACGCCAGCCGTTAAGGCAATGGCATGTATTCAGTCAAAACGTACAGAGGAATTTAAAAAGATGCCGGAATCCATTCGAAACATGATTACTCCGCCACGCAACAGTGCAACGCGTGAACCTGAAAACAAAAATACTGCATCTCAGACACAGGAGCAGACTACGGCTCAGGTTGCCACAACCGTGACCACCACAAATGCACCTTCCGCAGATGAAAGCAGTATCCGTGCGCAGGTACTGGCAGAGCAAAAAGCACGTGTGAGTGGTATTAATGAACTGTTTGGTATGTTTGGCGGGCGTTATCAGACATTGCAGGCCAGTTGTCTTTCCGAGCCGGAGTGCTCGCTTGAGCAGGCCCGTGAGAAATTACTTAACGAAATGGGTAAGGAATTTTCACCATCAAATAAAAATACCCCGGCCCATATTTATGCCGGAAACGGTAATTTTGTGGGGGACGGGATCCGCCAGGCGCTGATGGCGCGTGCCGGGTTTGAAAAAACTGAACGTGATAATGTCTACAACGGGATGACCCTGCGTGAATATGCCCGTATGTCACTGACTGAACGGGGTATTGGGGTTTCCGGTTATAACCCGATGCAGATGGTCGGTGCGGCGTTCACACACAGTACGTCTGACTTCGGTAATATTCTGCTGGATGTTGCGAACAAAGCCATTCTGCAGGGCTGGGAAGATGCCCCTGAAACCTATGAACAGTGGACGCGGAAAGGTCAGCTGTCTGATTTTAAAATTGCCCATCGTGTGGGTATGGGGGGCTTCAGTGCTCTGCGTCAGGTGCGTGAAGGGGCGGAGTATAAATACGTTACTACCGGAGATAAACAGGCCACGATTGCACTGGCGACCTATGGTGAACTGTTCAGTATCACCCGTCAGGCCATTATCAACGATGATCTGAATATGCTGACCGATGTCCCGATGAAACTGGGCCGTGCGGCGAAATCCACTATTGCCGATCTGGTTTATGCCATTCTGACGTCTAACCCGAAAATCTCCACAGATAATGTAAGTCTGTTCGATAAAGCGAAACATGCAAACGTACTGGAGAGCGCTGCAATGGACGTGGCATCGCTGGATAAAGCCCGCCAGTTGATGCGTGTTCAGAAAGAGGGGGAGCGTCATCTGAATATTCGTCCTGCGTTCGTACTGGTACCGACGGCGATGGAGTCTGTTGCTAACCAGGTCATTCGCTCCTCAAGTGTCAAGGGGGCTGACATTAACGCCGGTATTATTAACCCGGTGAAAGATTTTGCGACCGTTATTGCAGAGCCTCGTCTTGATGATAACAGCCAGACCACCTTCTACCTGGCTGCGTCCAAAGGCTCCGATACGATTGAAGTGGCTTATCTCAACGGTGTGGATACGCCATATATTGATCAGATGGAGGGCTTCAGTGTGGATGGCGTGACAACGAAAGTGCGTATTGACGCCGGTGTTGCGCCAGTTGATCACCGCGGCCTGGTGAAATGTACGGCGTAAACGTCGCAGACAACAACTCTGATGGCCCGTAAGGGCTTTTTTTGTACCTGAAATCAGCCCCTGAACGGGGCTGTGCGGAGACAGTTATGGCAAAGAATTTTGTAGAAGAAGGAAAAACGGTGGCGATTGTTGCCAGTGCAGCCATCAGCAGCGGAGATCTGGTGCAGGTGGGTGATGTTTTTGCGGTGGCGCTGACCGATATTCCACAGGGTGAAACAGGCGACGGCCTGACCGAAGGTGTGTTTATGCTGCCTAAGCTGAAAACGGATGACATGAAAACGGGTAAGAAGGTTTTTCTGAAGTCCGGAAAAGTTCAGCTGACTAACAGCGGCTCTGATCCGCTGGTCGGGGTTGTCTGGGCAGATGCCGGAGCTGGTGCAGAAGAAGTGCCGGTAAAACTCAATGTCTGATCCCTTTTCCCGGCAGGCAGCGCGTATGGATGCGATCACGGTCAGAAAGATGGGAAAGATGGCCTCGATTAATGATGTTTATATGCCTGTGCTCCCGGGAGAAACTCTGGCAGAGCTGAACGCTCTGTCCGGACCGGCGGTCTCTCTGGTGGTGTTTTCTTCGGGATACCGCCCACGGCGCGGGGACCGCGTTGTTTATGACGGACAACAATGGACGGTCACACGGCATGAACGCTTTAACGGTAAACCAATGATCTTTATTGAGTAAAGAGGTGTGGGATGAAGGGGCTTGAGAATGCCATCCATAATCTGAACAGCCTCGATACCCGCATGGTGCCACAGGCCAGCGCATGGGCGGTAAACCGTGTGGCGGCAAAGATTATTTCTGTCGCCACACGGCAGGTTGCGCAGAATACCGTTGCCGGGGATAACCAGGTGAAAGGTATTCCCCTGAAAACGGTCAGGGAGCGTGTCAGGCTGCTTAAAGCCAGCCCCTCAGGAAAAATGTATGCCCGCATGCGTGTTAACCGGGGTAACCTGCCCGCCATTAAGCTGGGTACCGCACAGGTCAGACTGGCCCGCTCCCGGCATGGCAGCAACTCACGTCATCGTGGCAGCGTACTGAAAGTGGGGAAATACCTTTTCCGGGATGCGTTTATTCAGCAACTGGCGAATGGTCGCTGGCATGTGATGCGGCGTATTGACGGCAAAAATCGTTACCCCATTGATGTGGTGAAAATCCCGCTGTCCGGACCGCTGACACAGGCATTTGAAGATGCCCGCGACCGCATCATTGCTGCGGAAATGCCGAAACAGCTGGGGTATGCACTGAAACAACAACTGAGGTTATGGCTGACCCGATGAACCGACATACACAGATCCGCCAGGTCGTACTGGCACGCCTTCGGGAACAGTGTGGAGACAGCGCCACGTTTTTTGACGGGCTTCCGGCATTTATTGATGCGCAGGAACTGCCTGCCGTGGCGGTGTGGCTGAGTGATGCTCAGTACACCGGAAAAATGACGGATGAAGATGACTGGCAGGCTGTTCTGCATATTGCCGTCTTCATCCGGGCACAGGCACCGGATTCAGAGCTGGATATGTGGATGGAGAGCACCATTTTCCCGGCCCTGAATGATGTACCTGCATTTTCCGGACTCATCGACACCATGAACCCACTCGGTTTTAACTATCAACGTGATAATGAGATGGCCACCTGGGCGATGGCGGAAATCACGTACCAGATCACGTACACGAATTAAGGAGGTGGCAATGACCACACCAAATCCACTGGCAAAAACGAAAGGTGCGGGAACGACGTTCTGGATGTACACCGGCAAGGGCGATGCGTTTGCGAACCCTTTGTCGGACACTGACTGGCTGCGTCTTGCGATGGTGAAGGATCTGCAACCTGGCGAAATGACCGCTGATGCAGAAGATGACACTTATCTCGATGATGAAGATGCAGACTGGAAAACGACAACCCAGGGGCAGAAGTCCGTCGGTGATACTTTGGCGACGCTGGCCTGGCGTCCGGGTGACAGCGGGCAGAAAAAACTGGTTCAGTTGTTCGATTCCGGTGAAGTCTGCGCGTTTCGTATCAAATACCCCAACGGTACGGTTGATGTTTTCCGTGGCTGGCTGAGTTCTCTGGGTAAAACCATTACCTCAAAAGAGGTGATGACCCGTACTGTAAAAATCAGCGGTGTGGGGCGTCCGTATCTGGCAGAGGAGGGCGCTGAAACCGTGGGTGTTACCGGACTGACGGTGGCACCGGCATCTGTCAGTGTCAAAGCGATCAGTGTGCATTCGTCAGATCCTCAGACTGCTTCGGTGACCCTGAGCGGGCTTGTGGCCACGGTGAAAGGCGTGAAGCAGGGCAGTGTCAGCATCGTGGGCATGACCTCTGACGGAGAGTTTGTGGCAGTGGCTGCGGTGACCGTCAGCGCACCATAACAGGACGATACTCATCATTGCCCCGGTTATCCGGGGCTTTTTGCATCCGGAGAACATGATGTTTCTGAAACAGGATACGTTTAATTATGAAAAACAGTCCGTGGTGCTCAGTGAGCTGTCCGGGCTGCAGAGAATTGAATATCTGACGTTTGTTCAGCAGCGAACGGCAAAGTTTGATGCACAGGAGGGAGAACTGCCGGAGGCTGAACGACAGATTGCTTTTCTGCGTATGGGAATGGATATCAATGCCTGGCTGGTTTCCCGCTCACTGTGGAATGCTGAGCAGTCTCAGGATGTTGAGACGCTTTGCGCATCCATTATGACAACATGGTCGTATGATGCGCTGGGCGCGGGGGCGGAGAGGGTTCTGTCGCTGAGCGGTATGGGGACCATTGAGAATGCCGGGGATGATGATCATGAGGCGCTGACGCCGGAAAAGTCCTGACGCGGGAAATGCAGTTTGTCATGCGGCTTGCCCGGGAGTTCCGGCGGGCAGACTGGCGGCGGATGCTGTCGGATATGTCGGCCACTGAGCTTGGTGAGTGGGGCGATTATTTCCGGATGCAGAGCTTCAGTGATGTGTGGATGGATGCGCAGTTTGCCTCGCTGAAGGCATTGATCGTGAGAATGGTGTCCGGCAGCAGCGATGCTGCGGTGGCTGATTTCAGCCTTTTACCGGAAGAGAACGGGATACCGGAGCGAACGGACGAAGAACTGATGCATCTTGGGGAAGGTATTTCCGGAGGTGTGCGTTATGGACCAGATAGCCAACCTGGTCATTGATTTGGGGATTGATGCGGCAGAGTTTAAAAATGAAATTCCCCGTATCAAAAACCTTCTGAATGGTGCAGCCAGCGATGCAGAACGGTCTTCTGCCCGTATGCAGCGTTTTATGGAGCGTCAGACTCAGGCGGCCCGGCAGACAATGCAGGCGGCTTCTTCGGCTGCAACAGCAGCATCAGCCCATGCGCAGACGGTGGAGAAGAATGCACGGGCTCATGAACGCATGGCCCGTGAGGTGGAACAAACCCGTCTGCGCGTGGATGCCCTGAATCAGAAAATGCGCGAGGAACAGGCGCAGGCCAGGGCACTGGCGGAGGCGCAGGATAAAGCGGCTGCCGCCTTTTATCGCCAGATTGACAGTGTGAAACAGGCCGGTGCGGGGCTTCAGGAATTACAGCGTATTCAGCAGCAGATCCGACAGGCCAGAAACAGTGGCGGGGTTGGTCAGCAGGATTATCTGGCGCTGATTTCGGAGATCACGGCGAAAACCCGTGCCCTGACGCAGGCAGAGGAACAGGCCACCCGGCAGAAAGCGGCGTTTATCCGCCAGCTTAAAGAGCAGGCAACCCGCCAGAATCTGTCGTCTTCTGAGTTGCTTCGCGCCAGGGCGGCTCAGCTGGGGGTAAGCAGTGCTGCAGAAGTGTATATCCGCAAAATGGAGCGGGCAGGAAAAGCCACACATTCGCTGGGGCTGAAAAGTGCGGCAGCCCGGCGGGAGCTGGGGGTGTTAATCAGTCAGATGGCGCGCGGCAATTTTGGTGCGCTGAGGGGATCCGGGATAACGCTGGCTAACCGTGCCGGATGGACAGGCGCACTGATGTCGCCGAAAGGCATGATGACTGGCGGCGTTATTGGCGGACTTGTCGCGGCGGTCCTGGGTCTGGGTAAAGCCTGGCATGACGGCCGGAAGGAGGGCGAGGAATTTAACCGTCAGCTGGCGCTGACGGGACATTATGCCGGTGTCACTGTCGGGCAGTTGTGGAAACTCAGCCGGGCCATATCCGGGAATGGTATCACGCAACATGCGGCAGCCGGTGCGCTGGCACAGGTAGTGGGCAGTGGGGCATTTCATGGAAACGATATTGGTATGGTGGCGAAAGCTGCCGCACAGATGGAGCGATCGGTTGGCCAGTCGGTCAGCGATACCATAAATCAGTTTAAGCGGCTGAAGGATGATCCTGTAAATGCCGCGAAGGCGCTGGACAATGCGCTGCATTTTTTGACTGCCACTCAGCTTGAGCAGATACGCGTCCTTGGGGAGCAGGGGCGGTCCAGTGATGCGGCCCGGATCGCCATGTCTGCGCTGGCAGAGGAAACCGGTAAACGCACATCTGATATTGATAATAATCTCAATGCGCTGGGTAGTACGCTGCAAACCTTGTCTGACTGGTGGAAGCAGTTCTGGGATGCGGCCATGAATATTGGTCGTGAAGACTCGCTGGATGCGCAGATTGATGCGTTACAGGAAAAAATTCAGCGCGCGAAAAAATATCCGTGGACAAACGCCTCCACACAGGTGGAGTACGATCAGCAGCGTCTTAACGATCTTCAGGAGAAAAAACGCCGGAAGGATTTGCAGGATGCAAAAGCGCAGGCAGAACGGAATTACCAGGAGCAACAGAAACGCCGGAATGCTGAAAATGCCGCGCTGAACCGGATGAATGAAACGGAAGCTGCACGACATCAGCGGGAAATTGCGCGTATTAATGCCATGCAGTACGCCGACCAGGCTGTCAGGGATGCGGCGATACAGCGTGAAAATGAACGTTACGAAAAAGCCATTAAGAAAAATACACGGGCAACCCGTAATGATGAGGCCACCCGGTTATTGCTGCAGTACAGTCAGCAGCAGGCACAGGTGGAAGGGCAGATTGCTGCTGCCAGACAGTCAGCAGGCATTGCCACTGAAAGGATGACTGAAGCGCATAAACAGCTTCTGGCCCTGCAGCAGCGCATCAGCGACCTGGACGGGAAAAAGCTGACGGCAGATGAAAAGAGTGTGCTGGCCCGTAAGAATGAGCTGATTCAGGCGCTGACGCTGCTGGATGTGAAACAGCAGGAGCTGCAGAAACAGACAGCGCTTAACGACCTGAGAAAAAAAACGGTTCAGCTGACCAGCCAGCTGGCAGACAAAGAACGTGCACTGCGTGAGCAGCACAATCTGGATATTGCCACTGCAGGTATGGGGGATAAGCAGCGGCAGCGCTACCAGGCACAGTTGCGCATCCGGCAGGAATACCGGCAACAGTTGCAACAGCTTGAGAATGACAGTCGCCAGAAAGGCACTTACGGGACGGAGGACTACCGGAGGGCTGAGGAGGTGCTGAAGGGGAGCCTGAAGCGACAACTGAATGAAAACAAACGCTACTGGCAGGAACTGGAAGTGGCGCAGGGCGACTGGAAAAACGGTGCCATGCGGGCGTTTCAGAATTTTACGGCGGATGCGGATAATGCGGCGGGAACGGCAGAACAGATGTTTACAGTGGCATTCAGCAGTGCCGGTAATGCACTGGCGACATTCTGTACCACCGGTAAGCTGAATTTTAAATCCTTCACCTCTTCCCTGTTGTCAGATATGGCCAGAATTATGGCACAGATGGCCATGATGCAGGCGGTAAAGGGCGTCGGTTCTTTATTCGGCTTCACGACTAATGCTGATGGCGGTGTTTACCAGTCTGCTGATTTGAGTCGCTACAGTGGCACGGTGGTTAACCGTCCGACGTTTTTTGCTTTTGCAAAAGGCGCGGGTGTGATGGGGGAAGCGGGACCTGAAGCCATTCTGCCACTGCGTCGCGGTGCTGATGGTAAGCTGGGGGTTGTGGCGGATACTGGTGGTTCAGGCATGGTGATGTTTGCCCCGCAGTACAACATTGAGATCAATAACGACGGCACGAACGGGCAGATAGGTCCGGCTGCCCTGAAGGTGGTTTATGACCTCGGGAAAAAAGCGGCCGCGGACTTTATGCAACAGCAGGCCCGTGATGGTGGCCGGTTAAGTGGAGCATACCGGTAATGGAGACGTTTCACTGGAAAGTGCGCCCGGATATGAATGTGGTATCAGAGCCGAAAGTGGTGACAGTGAAGCTGGGCGATGGTTATGAACAGCGTCGTGCGGCGGGACTGAATAACCAGTTGTCGACTTACAGCGTGACGATACGTGTTCGTAAAGGTGAACACCCATCTTTAAAAGCCTTTCTGGAACGGCACGGTGGCGTCCGCGCATTTCAGTGGACGCCACCTTATGACTGGAAACTGATCAGGGTGGTTTGTCGTAAATGGTCGGCAAGCGTGGGGGCGTTATGGGTGACTGTAACGGCCGATTTTGAACAGGTGGTGAACTGATGCAGGATATCCGGCAGGAAACACTGAATGAATGCACCCGTGCGGAGCAGTCAGCCCGGGTGGAGCTCTGGGAAATCGATCTGACAGAGGTCGGTGGTGAGCGTTATTTTTTCTGTAATGAGCAGAACGAAAAAGGTGAGCCGGTCACCTGGCAGGGGCGGCAGTATCAGGCATACCCCATTCAGGGGTCGGGGTTTGAACTGAACGGCAGGGGCTGTGCTGCCCGTCCGACACTGACGGTCTCTAACCTGCACGGCATGGTCACCGGGATGGCGGAAGATCTGCAGAGTCTGGTCGGCGGAACGGTGGTCCGGCGTAAGGTTTACGCCCGTTTTCTGGATGCGGTGAACTTCGTCAACGGAAACAGCGACGCCGATCCGGAACAGGAGGTGATCAGCCGCTGGCGCATCGAGCAGTGCAGCGAACTGAGCGCGGTCAGTGCCTCTTTTGTGCTGGCCACACCAACGGAGACGGATGGCGCGGTTTTCCCGGGGCGTATCATGCTGGCGAATACCTGTATGTGGACTTACCGTTCTGATGAGTGTGGTTACACGGGCAGGGCAGTGGCTGACGAGTTCGACAAACCAACGACGGATATCCGGAAGGACAAATGCAGCAAGTGTATGCGCGGGTGTGAGTTGCGCAACAATACCGGTAATTTCGGCGGTTTCCTTTCCATCAATAAACTTTCTCAGTAAATCCATGACACAGACAGAATCAGCGATTCTGGCGCACGCCCGGCGATGTGCGCCAGCGGAGTCGTGTGGCTTCGTGGTGAGAACGCCGGAGGGAGACAGGTATCTTCCCAGCGAGAATATCTCCGGTGAGCCGGAGGAACGGTTCCGGATGGCTCCGGAGGACTGGCTGCGGGCACAAATGCAGGGTGAGATTGTAGCACTGGTCCACAGTCATCCCGGTGGTCTGCCCTGGCTGAGTGAGGCTGACCGGCGGCTGCAGGTGCAGAGTGATTTGCCGTGGTGGCTGGTCTGCCGGGGGGCGATTCACAAGTTCCGCTGTGTGCCGCATCTCACCGGGCGGCGCTTTGAGCACGGGGTGACGGACTGTTACACGCTGTTCCGGGATGCTTATCATCTGGCGGGGATTGAGATGCCGGATTTTCATCGCGGGGATGACTGGTGGCGTCACGGTCAGAATCTCTATCTGGATAATCTGGAGGCCACAGGGCTGTATCAGGTGCCGTTGTCATCAGCACAACCGGGCGATGTGCTGCTGTGCTGTTTTGGTTCATCGGTGCCGAATCATGCCGCCATTTACTGCGGCGATGGTGAGCTGCTGCACCATATTCCTGAACAACTGAGTAAACGAGAGAGGTATACCGACAAATGGCAGCGACGCACACACTCCCTCTGGCGTCACCGGGAATGGCACGCATCTGCCTTTACGGGGATTTGCAACGATTTGGCCGCCGCATCGACCTTCGTGTGAAAACGGGGGCTGAAGCCATCCGCGCACTGGCCACACAGCTCCCGGCGTTTCGTCAGAAACTGAGTGACGGCTGGTATCAGGTGCGCATTGCCGGGCGTGATGCAGGTGAAACCGAATTGTCTGCCCGTCTTAATGAGCCGCTGGCAAATGGTGCAGTGATCCACATAGTACCGCGTCTGGTGGGAGCTAAAAGTGGCGGTGTGTTTCAGGCGGTGCTGGGGGCAGCTGTTATGGCGGTTGCTATATGGATGCCGGGGGTAGGAATTATGGCGAGTAATCTGCTGTTTTCTCTCGGTGCCAGTATGACGCTTGGCGGTGTTGCACAGATGCTGGCACCGAAAGCCAGAACTCCCCGTACACAGACAACGGATAACGGCAAACAGAACACCTGTTTCTCCTCACTGGATAACATGGTTGCCCAGGGCAATGTTCTGCCTGTTCTGTACGGTGAAATGCGCGTGGGGTCGCGGGTGGTATCTCAGGAGATCAGCACGGCAGACGAAGGGGATGGTGGTCAGGTTGTGGTGATTGGTCGCTGATGCAAAATGTTTTATGTGAAACCGCCTGCGGGCGGTTTTGTCGTTTATGGAGCGTGAGGAATGGGTAAAGGCAGCAGTAAGGGGCATACCCCGCGCGAAGCGAAGGACAACCTGAAATCCACGCAGTTGCTGAGTGTGATTGATGCCATCAGCGAAGGGCCGGTTGAAGGTCCGGTGGATGGATTAAAAAGCGTGCTGCTGAACGGTACGCCGGTGCTGGACAGCGAGGGGAAGACAAACTTTTCCGGTGTTACGGTGGTGTTCCGTGCAGGTGAGCAGGAGCAGACACCGCCGGAGGGTTTTGAATCCTCCGGCTCCGAGACGGTGCTGGGTACGGAAGTGAAATATGACACGCCGATCACCCGGACCATCACGTCGGCAAACATCGACCGTCTGCGCCTGACCTTCGGTGTGCAGGCACTGGTGGAAACCACCTCAAAGGGTGACCGGAATCCGTCGGAAGTCCGCCTGCTGGTTCAGATACAGCGTAACGGTGGCTGGGTGACGGAAAAAGACATCACCATTAAGGGCAAAACCACTTCGCAGTATCTGGCCTCGGTGGTGGTGGGTAACCTGCCGCCGCGCCCGTTTAATATCCGGATGCGCAGGATGACACCGGACAGCACCACAGACCAGTTGCAGAACAAAACGCTCTGGTCGTCGTACACCGAAATCATCGATGTGAAACAGTGCTACCCGAACACGGCGCTGGTCGGCGTGCAGGTGGATTCAGAGCAGTTCGGTAACCAGCAGGTGAGTCGCAATTATCATCTTCGCGGGCGCATTCTGCAGGTGCCGTCGAACTATAACCCGCAGACGCGGCAATACAGCGGTATCTGGGACGGAACGCTTAAGCCAGCATACAGCAACAACATGGCCTGGTGTCTGTGGGACATGCTCACTCATCCGCGCTACGGCATGGGGAAACGTCTTGGTGCGGCGGATGTGGATAAATGGGCGCTGTATGTCATCGGCCAGAATTGCGACCAGTCGGTGCCGGACGGCTTTGGCGGCACGGAGCCGCGCATCGCCTGTAATGCGTACCTGACCACACAGCGCAAGGCTTGGGATGTGCTCAGTGATTTCTGCTCGGCGATGCGCTGTATGCCGGTATGGAACGGGCAGACGCTGACGTTCGTGCAGGACCGACCATCGGATAAGGTGTGGACCTATAACCGCAGTAATGTGGTGATGCCGGATGATGGCGCGCCGTTCCGCTACAGCTTCAGCGCCCTGAAGGACCGCCATAATGCCGTTGAGGTGAACTGGATTGACCCGGATAACGGCTGGGAGACGGCGACAGAGCTTGTGGAGGACACGCAGGCCATTGCCCGTTACGGTCGTAACGTCACGAAGATGGATGCCTTTGGCTGTACCAGTCGGGGGCAGGCACACCGCGCCGGGCTGTGGCTGATTAAAACAGAACTGCTGGAAACGCAGACCGTGGACTTCAGCGTGGGTGCCGAAGGGCTTCGCCATGTACCGGGCGATGTCATTGAAATCTGTGATGATGACTATGCGGGGATCAGCACCGGTGGGCGTGTGCTGGCGGTGAACAGCCAGACCCGGACGCTGACGCTCGACCGTGAAATCACGCTGCCGTCCTCCGGTACCACGCTGATAAGCCTGGTTGACGGAAATGGCAATCCGGTCAGCGTGGAGGTTCAGTCCGTCACCGACGGCGTGAAGGTGAAAGTGAGCCGGGTTCCTGACGGCGTTGCAGAATACAGCGTGTGGGGGCTGAAGCTGCCGACGCTGCGCCAGCGCCTGTTCCGCTGCGTGAGTATCCGTGAGAACGACGACGGCACGTATGCCATCACCGCCGTGCAGCATGTGCCGGAAAAAGAGGCCATCGTGGATAACGGGGCACACTTTGACGGTGACCGGCGCGGCACGGTGAATGGTGTCACGCCGCCAGCGGTGCAGCATCTGACCGCCGAAGTCACCGCAGACAGCGGGGAATATCAGGTGCTGGCGCGATGGGACACGCCGAAGGTGGTGAAGGGTGTGAGCTTCCTGCTTCGCCTGACCGTGGCAGCAGACGACGGCAGTGAGCGGCTGGTCAGCACAGCCAGGACGACGGAAACCACATACCGCTTCAGGCAGCTGGCGCTGGGGAATTACAGTCTGACAGTCCGGGCGGTAAATGCCCGGGGGCAGCAGGGCGATCCGGCGTCGGTATCGTTCCGGATTGCGGCACCGGCAGCGCCTGTCACTATTGAACTGATACCGGGGTATTTTCAGATAACGGTGGTCCCGAAACTGGCTGTATATGACCCGACGGTGCAGTTTGAGTTCTGGTTTTCGGAAAAGCGGATTGCGGATATCAGGCAGGTTGAAACCAGCGCCCGCTATCTTGGCACGGCGCTGTACTGGATAGCCGCCAGTATCAATATCAGGCCGGGCCATGATTATTATTTTTACGTTCGCAGTGTGAACACCGTTGGCAAATCGGCATTTGTGGAGGCCGTCGGTCGGGCGAGCGATGATGCGGAAGGTTATCTGAGTTTTTATAAAGGGTTGATCAATAAAACGCATCTCGGCAAGGAGTTGTGGACGCAGATTGATAACGGTCAGCTTGCGCCGGACCTGACTGAAATCAGGACGTCCATTACGAATGTCAGCAATGAAATCACGCAAACCGTCAATAAAAAACTGGAAAATCAGAGTGCTGCAATCCAGCAGATACAGAAAGTTCAGGTTGATACAAATAATAACCTGAACAGCATGTGGGCTGTGAAGCTGCAACAGATGAAGGACGGACGCCTTTATATTGCGGGTATCGGTGCCGGTATTGAGAATACGCCAGCAGGAATGCAGAGTCAGGTGCTGCTGGCGGCAGACAGGATTGCGATGATTAATCCTGCGAATGGCAACACAAAGCCGATGTTTGTTGGTCAGGGCGATCAGATATTCATGAACGACGTGTTCCTGAAACGCCTGACGGCTCCGACCATTACCAGCGGCGGTAATCCTCCGGCATTTTCCCTGACACCTGGCGGACGGCTGACGGCGAAAAATGCCGATATCAGCGGTAACGTGAACGCGAACTCCGGGACGCTCAACAACGTCACGATTAATAAGAACTGTCGGGTTCTGGGAAAATTGTCCGCGAACCAGATTGAAGGCGATCTCGTTAAAACAGTGGGCAAACCTTTCCCACGGGACTCCCGGGCACCGGAGAGGTGGCCATCAGGGACCATTACCGTCAGGGTTTATGACGATCAGCCGTTTGATCGGCAAATTGTTATTCCTGCGGTGGCGTTTCGCGGTGCTAAACATGAGCGGAAGAATAACAATATTTATTCGTCATGCCGCCTGATAGTGAAGAAAAACGGTGCTGAAATTTATAACCGAACGACCCTGGATAATACGCTGATATATACGGGTGTTATTGATATGCCTGCCGGTCACGGTCACATGACGCTGGAGTTTTCTGTATCGGCATGGCTGGTAAATGGCTGGTATCCCACAGCAAGTATCAGCGATTTGCTGGTTGTTGTGATGAAGAAAGCCACTGCAGGCATCACGATTAGCTGAATTTTATAACCCGGATACGGGCACCAGAAATGGTGCCTTTTTTATTGCAGAAAAGCGAGAGGTAATTATGCGTAAAGTTTGTGCAGCCATTTTGTCCGCAGCCATCTGTCTGGCTGTATCCGGTGCGCCTGCATGGGCGTCTGAACATCAGTCCACGCTGAGCGCCGGGTATCTTCAGCCCCATACTGATATGCCAGGCAGCGATGACCTGAAGGGCATTAACGTGAAATACCGTTATGAGTTTACGGACACGCTGGGGCTGGTGACGTCATTCAGCTATGCCAACGCTGAAGATGAGCAAAAAACGCATTACAGCGATACCCGCTGGCATGAGGATTCCGTGCGTAACCGCTGGTTCAGCGCGTATGCGATGGCGGGCGTGGCTTACAGCCGTGTGTCGACCTTCTCCGGGGATTATCTCCGCGTAACTGACAACAAGGGGAAAACGCACGATGTGCTGACCGGGAGTGATGACAACCGCCACAGCAACACGTCTCTGGCGTGGGGGGCTGGCGTGCAGTTTAACCCGACCGAATCCGTGGCCATTGACCTTGCTTATGAAGGTTCCGGCAGTGGCGACTGGCGCACTGACGGTTTCATCGTGGGTGTCGGTTATAAGTTCTGATTAGCCAGGTAACACAGTGTTATGACAGCCCGCTGGTTCAGGCGGGCTTTTTGTGGGGTGAATATGGCAGTAAAGATTTCAGGTGTACTGAAAGATGGGGCGGGTAAACCTGTCGTAAATTGTGCGATTGAACTGCGGGCCAGAAGAACCAGTCCGACCGTTGTGGCACACGTTGTTGCCACTTGCGTGACGGACAATAACGGTGCTTATGTGATTGAGGCTGAGCCGGGGTATTACGAGGTTGCGCTTCACTGTAACGGCTGGCAGCCAACCCGTGTCGGGGATATTGATGTGGCACCGACTGATGCATCGGGGACACTGAACGCGTTTCTGAATGCACCAAAGGATGGTGATTTACGTCCGGAGGTGATGAAGCGCTTTGAGGAAATGGTGGCGCAGGCGCAGCAGAGTGCCGGGGCTGCAGCCGGAAACGCACAGCAGACGGCGCAGGATGTGGCGGCAGCCGCAACGGCCCGTGATGATGCACAACGTTTTGCGGAGAAAGCCCGACAGGATGCAACCGTCACAGCTGAGGACAGAAAGGCCACTGCGGAAGATGTGACAAGCACGGGGAAAAACGCCGTCGCAGCCGGACAGAGCGCACAGGATGCCGCAGGTTATGCCCGCGC